TTCAAGACTATGTAGATAACGAAACCAAAACGATTGAAGAAAGAAAGAATAGAGTCGCTGATTTTAGTGGCGTTGAAAAGAAAACTCGAAAAAATGTTTTAAATGAATTAGAGAATCGAATAACTGAACTTGAAAATAAAATTAAAGGATAGATTATGCTTATATCAAAGTTTAAAAAAGGTGATGTAATAACAATTAAACTTACTTCTGCTGAAGAAGTAATTGCAGAAGTTGTTGAAGACAATGAAGAAGATATTGTTGTCAAGAGACCCATGACATTAGTTGTTAGTAGCAAGGGAATGGGTTTACAGCCTTATATGATAACTCCAGAGTTACAAGAAAGACTTAATTTCCATAAGCAAAATATTTTTGCAATGTCAAAGACAGCAAAAGATTTTACAGATGGTTATTTGGGTCAGACTTCTGGTATTCAGATAGCTGGTGCGAGTAATAATCTAAAAGCAGAATGACACTACATTATAAGAGATACGGTATGAATTATAAATTTATATACTTAGCGGGTCCGATAGAAGGTGTTAATGCAGAAGAAAGAGAAGATTGGCGACTCTTAGCAGACCTTCAATTTGATAACAAAACAAATTTTGTAAAGGGTATCAATCCTGGTCGTAATCAAGATAAACCTTATGACGGAACATATGCAGATGCACAACGTATAGTACAGAATAATTATAATGACTGTAAAATGTGTGATGCTATATTAGCTTATTTGCCCAAAGAAATTAACAACAGACGACCAAGTTATGGGGCATCATTTGAAATTGCTTGGTTTGTTGAAATGAGAAAACCTATCGTTATTGTAACTGATGATGATTATGTTAAATATCACCCGATGTTTAAAGCCCACACAAGTTACATATACGATACATTAGATGAAGGCGTTGACCAGATTGTAGATTTGTTTAATGACTTTGTAACATAGGAGTTTATTATGAGTTTTGGAAGTGATTTAAGAGAACAGTTAAAAAGTAATGTAATGGAAGTTAAATTTACAAAAGTAAACGGTGAAGATAGAACAATGAAATGTACATTGTCAAGTCAATATTTACCAGCGAGTGATGCACTTGAACCATCAGCAACACCGCCTAACGATAAAGTAATTGCAGTTTGGGATTTAGATACTCAAGGTTGGCGTTCATTTAGAACCGAATCTGTTTATTCTGCATCTCCTGTATTTTTAACCGAGAGTGGTGGTAGTGCATGAGTGTAAAATTTAAAATAACAGGTATGGAAGAAGACGTAACTAAACGTACTGACTGGATTAACAAAGACGGTACTGCTAAAAAAGCTAGAGGCGGTACTGAAATGATGTTGGAAAAAATGTTAGAACTTGTTCCGAAAGAGTTGACTGACCAAGTTAATATAATTTGTTCACGTGTACGTGATGAACATATTTCAAAAGATAAACCAAACATACTTTGGTTACATGACACATGGGACGACCCAGAAGTAAAGCATTTACGTGAAGAAAGTTCGCTTAAAAGATTTGATAAGTTAGTATTTGTATCGAATTATCAGTTTCAGACGTATCATTTAGCACATCAGATACCTTATAAACAATCTATAGTATTAAAAAATGCGATTATTCCGTTTGATAAAATCAAAAAATCTAAAAAGGGAAAGTTGAGATTAATTTATCATACAACACCTCACAGGGGATTAGAATTATTAGTTCCAATATTTGAAACATTGTGGAATGACCAGTGGAAAAATAAAATACAGTTAGATGTATTTTCATCATTTTCAATGTATGGTTGGCCACAAAAAGACGAACCATATAAAGCATTGATTGACAGATGTAAAGACCATCCAGGAATTAATTATCATGGTGCAGTTGATAATAAAGTTGTAAGAAAAGCATTAGAGAAAGCACATGTATTTGCATATCCTAACATTTGGCCAGAAACTTCATGCATATCAGCAATGGAAGCCATGAGTGCTGGTTGTGCTATTATATGTCCTAATCATGCCGCACTACCTGAAACTACTGCAAACTTTGCAGTACAATATCAATATAATGAAAACCCGCAAGAACATGCTAATTATCATGTTGGTTTGTTGAACTTTTTATTAGAAAATTATTGGGACGAAAATCATCAAGCAAAATTAGATATTCAGAAATTGTATGCTGACCAGTTTTATGATTGGGATAATAGAGCAAGTGAATGGAAGGGAGTGATACAAGCGGTGCTACAGAATGCTAAGTCTAAATAGCTGGAAATGGCTAGGTTCTTGGATAATTGTTATTGCTGTCAGTTGTAGAGCAATAGGCATACACCCATTTTTATTGATAGACTACATATTATCTGTTATAGGTACAATTTTACTGTTATACGTTGCAATTAAAGAAAACGATAGGCCTTACGTATTGCTTTGTGTAGCGATTTTAATTCCATTAGTGATAGGACTGTTCAGATTCATATGAAAAGTTATAAAAACGCAGGAGACGAGCCCTCATGGGGGCTTTCAATGCTAACTGAGAGTGAAATGGGTTCTGCATTCAATTGGTATAATTCACATCTTAATAAAAAAGACATATATGACATTATCATAGAAAATGGTAAATTCACTAAAGAAGAAAAGAAAAGATTAAGAAGAACAGAAAAATGTTGGTTCAAATGTACTCATGCGGCAATGTTACGTATGAAAATACGCGGTGCAAGATTTGATGATAAAGATATTCGATATATCAATCAACAAAAAGATGAATTATTGAGTCATGCATCAGAAAAGTTAGAAAAGATTGTTCAATCAAATGTGATTTCAATTCAAGAGAGATTGAAAAGAAAAGTAAACTTGATGTTTGGTGAACTTGATGATGTGATAGATGAATTTGTCGATAATGATTTTCAACATGATTTTAATTGTTATCTATGGTTAAGAGACAAAAATATAAAAGCACAACATTGTTCTATCTTTGTTGAGTTAATGAAACCAATGGTTGATGAACTTTTAGATGCAAGAAGTGGAATGGATTCTCAATTGGCAGAGGCATATGACCATATAACTACTAAGCAAATGGACAAATATATTGATTTTATGCAAGGTATATTAAATGATATACTGTCGTATGAGGCCGCACAAAAAGCAATTAGAATACCTAGAAAGAAAAAAACTATAACAGTAGATAGACAAGTTGCTAAACTTAAATATTTAAAATCATTTGATGATATGAGATTGACTAGTATTGCACCAGAACAGATTCCAGGTGCTATGCAGTTATGGTTATTTAATATCAAGACAAGAATATTGATTAAATATGATGCAATGGACAGAGGTGGTTTTAAGATACAAGGAACTACACTAAAGAATTGGTCAAAAACAAATTCAATTGGTAAGAAGTTACGAGAATTGAAAGCTAATCCACCAATAGATGTCATTAATAGAGTATTAAATGGCGGCAAAGTTACATTAAGAAACATTTTTAAAGATATAAATACTAAAGAGATACAAGTAACAGGAAGAATCAATAGCGATATGATACTGTTAAAGGCAATAAAATGACAGACACCAAAGGCAACGACAAATTAGATAACATTATTCCTTTTCCTAAGATACATAGCGGAAAAAGAAATAATCCTAATAAGTTAATTAAAGATGAATTAGAAGAAAATAAGAGGGCCTATATTGATGATTTACTAGACCACTATGTACATCAATTAGTGTCTAGGTTTGCAACACATGGAATTGATGTAAAAACAAAAGATTTTATACTTCATTTTGCATACACAGTTGAATCATTGAGAGCCGCACTATATACTAGTATGGACTTATATCACCCGTTACAAAATCATATAGAGAAGTCATTAGACAAAATATATGATTTAATGGACGAACCTAAAAAATAGTTGACATTTGAGTATAAGTATTATATAATGAATTAAGGGTATAATTATGATTTTAGTTGACTTGAACCAAATAATGATAGCAAATCTCATACAACATATGGGAAGAAATTTTGAGGTTGACGAAAATTTGATACGACATATGATATTAAATTCATTACGTATGTATCGAGTTAAGTTTGGTAATAAGTATGATGAAATGATTATTTGTTGTGATGATAAACACTATTGGCGTAGAGATTTATATCCTTATTATAAGATTGGTAGAAAAAAAGCACGTGATGATTCAGGTTTAGATTGGAATGCAATATTCAAAGTTTTAAACGGAATTCGTGATGACCTTAAAGAACATTTTCCATACAAAGTATTACATGTTGAACATGCAGAGGCAGATGATTTAATCGCATCAGTTGTGCATAAGTATGGTTATAAAGGTGCTTTTAGTAATAATGGAGTATATGATGGTGTGAGACATGAACAAATATTAATACTTTCATCAGATAAAGATTTCGGTCAATTACAGAAATATGCTAACGTAGAACAATTTAGTCCTAATCAAAAGAAATATGTTAAAATACCTAATCCAGAAAGATTTATATACGAACATATTTTAAGAGGTGATAAAGGAGATGGTGTGCCTAACTTTTTATCAGATGATGATACGTTTGTAACGAATAAGAGACAAAAACCAGTTACTGTTAAAAAATTAGACAAATGGTATGGTAAAGATTTAAATGAGTTTTGTGATGAAAAAATGTTAAGAGGATATCATAGAAATCGACAGTTGGTTGATTTAGATTATATACCAGAAGATATAGAGAATGAAGTAATAAGACAATTAGAAAATTATAAAATGAACGATAGGTCTAAATTGTTTAATTACTTTGTTAAAAATAAGTTGAAAGGTTTGATGGACGTGATACAGGAGTTTTAAATGGATAAGATTAAGAAGACTTCCAATACAGAAATGAATACAGCAGGTTTAAAAGAAGTTTATAATATTTTTGATAAGTATATGAAAGGCATGGACGCAATGTCAGCCAAAGCATATAAAAAATTAGATGATAGTGAGGAAAAGAAATGAAAGAAGGCATAGCAGAATCTCTTGCAAGAATTGATAAAATTGCTGGAAGACAAGATAGAATTGATGCATTAAGACAAGACCATAGTATCGGTATGGAAAATATTGTAGATATATGTTTTAATGAAAATATAACATGGTTGTTACCTGAAGGTGCACCACCCTATAAAAAACAAGTAAAAGAAATGGACTTACAACATGTCCTATACAGTCAAATAAGGAAACTAGGAATTTTTATAAACACTGGAAATTATGATAATATGAATCCTTTAAAAAGAGAAACGCAGTTTGTAGATTTTCTAGAATCTATTGACACAGATGATGCAAAATTGATTTTACATATAAAGGACAAAAGGAAATTGCCATACAGCCGCATCACAAGAAAGTTGTTTGAAGATGCATGGCCTGCTTTGGCATCAACGTGGCCAAATAAGGAGAAGAAGAATGAAGACGTTAATAGAGAGGATAGAAATACTTAAAATTAAACAT